ATCAAGTTCACAACTCCAGTCCACACGGATACTAGGTCGAGGGAAATGCACACAAACTTTCTTTTTAATTTCATCTTTTTTATTTTTTCAGCAGTTGGCATTGCGTCTGATAGCGTCAAAGTAATTGAGATGGAATCAGATATGTGTGTCCTCGACATCGACATGGTAGCATATGGGGTCGGCATATGCTAGCCTGGCTGGAGCCATATACTCATCTTCTAAAAGAACTTGATGGTTACTCGTGTTGATCCTAAACCGCTATACTACTTTGGTACACTCCTGAGAGCAATTAGGCCTCTGTTCATCGAACGAGCATCTGTACTCGTCGAGACACTAGAGACTAAACTCATGGGTTACAAAAGGAAGTTAGCAAACAACTACGATGTTTCAACAAATGAGATCAACATGAGACACGAAAGCTTCTACGCAGACTACCTATATGAACAAATCGAACAGGAATGCTTACAAGGCCTAGACCCTATCACATCAGCCAAATGCACCGCTGCTTACATAAAGAAAGAGTACAACTCTGGAAGAGCAATGAGCAATGATCTAACCCTCACTCGTGCGTTAACCGACCTATACGCACACAAGCTCATCAAAGTAGACCAGGTCTACCACGGCTCAGAGGCAGCTATCTCCTTGTGCAACTCAATCTACCAAGGCCACATATTGAACGCTAATTACCAATCGCCGAACCTAGATTACGCAAAGCAGACTGGCCCTTTCGTCATGTCCTACCAGGCCGCTGCTTGCATGAGCTCAGGCACCGCTTGGGCAGGCATTGCACAGGAGCACAATGCCAAGATTGGCCGTGCAACAATCGCACACTTCAACTACTTCGCAGATGCAGAAAAGACCCTGTACAGGAGCACAACCAGACACAATTACCTCGCTCACCTAAAGCATGCCGGCAGAAGATGTGCCGATTTCCAGAGTAAGGGCGACGTAGTAGCGGACTTCTGCGTTACAATACCAGGCAAATTATCAGAAGGAGTTGAAGTCTACAAAGCAGCAGGAATAACTTACGTCTATACCGGCACTGTCCTCTATATCTTATCCAAGGACGACGTCGTCAATGTCCTCAAGATGCTCAGAGCTGTTTTCATGTACAGCCTATATTTCGACATCAGGCCAAGAACCAAGAACTACAACCCTCACGAAGCGACAAGCCTCATCTACGACTTATTCAAGCTCTGCCAGTCATACATCGAGCTAGGAACCAACTTTGGCTCTGTCTTACGCGCACTCCACATCCACAATCTCGAGCTCTTCAACTCTATGGCTGAAGAATCTAACCTAACGCACCACGTCGAAAGGAGTAAACACCTCTTGGCAGAAGCCGATAAATGGTGCCCCCGTGCTAAATACCTCTTCGCTCGTGCTGCTAAGTTAGCAATCAATACACTAGACCAGCTAAACGTATGTTACTTCTATCATGTGTGTATCGGAGACGACGCAGGTGCGTCAGAACTCATAGCAAAGCTCAAAGATGCAAAGAGCAAGGTGCACAAAGCCGACCCTGCCTATTTCAGTGGTTACCTCTCCTTCATAAAAGCATACATGCTCTGCAGGTTTATGGTTGTATATAGGAGAATACCTGCCCACGGCGGGGAGCACATCGACCAAGGTATCACTTGGGTCAGTAAATGCTTAAAGGGAGACTTCGCAATGCCAAAAGAGAAAAACTGGGGCAAGACTTGGATAGAAGGCGAGTTCACATGGACTGATTATGCTAAATTCTGGGCCTTAGACGCACAAGATGTTACTATGATTATCAACGATCCAGACGCATATAATCCATCTTCTGGCAGACTTCCCGCGGAGCTATCAAACGAGATCTTATACACACTTACACACGGTATGATAGTGGACCACAAACGCAACACAGTGATTGAGCAAGAGATGGATGAACTCCTCGCTAAGGTCCCAAGGAAAGTCACAACCTTTACCGCAGCTGCTAAAAACGAAGCATCCAAACCTATACAGAAGAAGCGGCTCCCTTTCGCTGCAGACGGCCCGTTCAGGAAGATACAATCAATGATCGATAAAAACATATCAACATTCACTTCTTACATCCCTGGCTCATCAATGGCTACCCCTTACCGCGCAGTAGAAAAGAAGTTCCACAAGATCGCTGAAAACACCATATTAGACGGGAAAACACTCAACACTTCTCACGATATCGAAGCATGGTCAGAGAGCCAAGACAGAGAAGACTTCTTTGCACTAATGGAGGTCTTCCTTAAAGCAGGCAGGAAAGCTGACTTCATCAACATCAAACAGTGGTGGTCCGTTATCACTATCGTCTTCAACAAAATGGGCACATATGTTCGCGTCCCAGGCGACAATGGCGGTTACCAAGGCATGCCTGGCAGGCAAGATTCAATCGGCCACTCACTCATCCTCTTATATTGGGTCCATAAACTCAGAGCTGATAAGCTATTAGACCCAGCAGTCAAAGTCATCCACAACACATGTATAGACGACTGTGTAGCATCCATCCTCATGC